GATCCAAATATCCTGTTTTCATATCTGCTTTCCAGGCCTGGCGTTGACAGGCCTTTTCAGCTTGATTACAACTTTACCGAAAAAGGAAAATGGCAAAATTCGTTCTGCATGGCGATGCAGACGTTTGTAGTTGTCGTGGCTGGGATTGGAACTGGGAAAACACTTGCTGCGGGGCTGTCTGGCATGTATCACTCGCTGATGACGCCGGGCTTCAAGTTCCTTAACATTGCCCGAGAAGCCTGGCAATCGAAGCTGATGTATGACCTAATTCTTGAGAACATAGCAGGAACTCCCGCGGAAGATTTTTTGTTTGCCGCGCCAAGCAAGCCGTATCCACTCATAGTCTGGAGATACGGAGTCCAGACTGAAAGCGGCGTGAGGATCGTAAAGTCAACTCAGGAGTTTATGTCTCTTGGAGAGAAAGGCGATGCCTCAAACATCTTTTCGTGGAGAGGCGACTGGATCAACGTTGATGAAGGAGGGCGCATCGAAGGGCTCTCGGAAATCATTTCTACATTATCGACGCGCCTTACTGGCAATACCGCAGAAGGAAGATCGTACATGGGCAGGATGTCGATCTTGTCAAATCCGTGGGAGAATCCCGACCTTTGGGAAATGTACGACCTGGCTGCCTCCGACGAAGAAAATGGACTCGCACTCGAAATAGAGACAAAAGACAATCAGAATGTTACAGAAAAACAACTGAAGCGCATGTTGTCTCTTATTCCAGAGTCTGAAAGAGAAAGGTACACGACTGGCAAGAGGCCCGAAGGTAGAGGCACGTACTTTCCAAAGGCTGATGTCATCAAGTGCGAAGATGAGATTTTGTCTGAAAAAATATTGGAAGGAGCCGCAAAAGGCCTTACTGGATACGTCGCCAAGTCATCGCCTCGAATTGGGTACTACCACTTCGAGGCTCCGCCAGAAGACGGAAGGCTCTACTGGATGGTTGGGGATCCTGGAACAGACAACGCGCCAAAAAGAAATTCTCCGGTTTGGCTTCTGTGGGACATAACGGACGCGCCAAAACTATCATTTCTGCAAGCAATGTGGTGGGGTTCTGGAAATGGAAGCATAACCCCATTCTTATCCATGATGGTAAACTGGATAGTGAAATACAGACCGATGAAGTGCGGCGTAGACAATACGTCCACGCAAAAGCACACCGCTGAACTTGCAACCTTGCAACTTGTTGCGAATAAAGGATATTCCGTAAACAGAATACTTGGATTTGATTTTTCTGGAATGAAAAGGTACACATATCTTTTGTCGCTCAAACTGCTAATTGAAAGCACTTCCGTGAAATGGCCTTCGATAGCCACAGGACTATCTGCTCAACTTACAAATTATGATCCATTTGAAGACAAAACAACCAATTCGAAATTTCCGCAAGACCTCGTTGCGGCTTCGTCAATCTTTGGCTTCCAGGTCAAAAGCACTTATGGCGTCAATCGTGGCGACCAAGATGATACCAATCCTGCTTTCACTTTTGAGAATGCTTTATTCCTACGCAGGACTGGGAGAATTAGAGTCCCGTTCGTACATTCGTCCAGGTATTCGTCCGCCAAGGAACGTAGTCGTTGATAGAGGACAAAGGAGAATCCGCTATGCTAGACGGAAATAAATACCAGTGCGACAAGTGTGGCTCAAAGAATACAATTTCGCATGGCGCAAGGTACGAGTGTAAGTCCTGCAAGCATTACGGAAGAAAGCAAACGGAACCAGGAGCGGTTTCATTTGCTGAAAAGCCAAATGGTAAAGCTGTTGTGTCGGCTGTATTTGACAGGCCGATCATGTCTCTTGACGATCTTATTTTCTCGTGCCAGATAGACACAGGCGTGTGGATTGTCGAGAACTGGACAAGCGGAACAAATCAGGGTTATCGAAAAGACAGGCAGGTTGAATGGGAAGTCAGGAATGGGATGGTAATTTACGGAAGTGTGAAAGACAGCGGGAAGTTGATCACAAAGACTCTTTATAACGTAAAGGCCTTTTTGAGAAGGAAGACTTTTGAGATTGATGCGCAAAGAATAAAAGACGATCTTCTGAGAGATTTTTCGCGCGCGTACAAGTCGCTCCCTAAGCCGGTGTCCGTAGGGCGCAAAGGTGAAATGATGCTGGAGATTGATTTTCCGGATATTCACTTCGGGAAGTTAACGTGGTCAGAGGAAAGCGCGCACGATTACAGCATGAGCGTCGCGGAGCAAATGGTGTCAAATGCGTTGTCAAAGCTGCTTCAAAGAGCAGGGAAGGAAAGAATATCGAAAATACTACTTCCGCTTGGGAATGATTTTTTCAATTCAGATAACGCAAGCGGAACTACGACAAAGGGAACTCCTCAGCAAGAAGAGGATAGATGGACAAGAACATTTAGGTTCGGGACAAATCTCGCCAGAAAAATGATCGAGACTTGCGAAAAAGTTGCTCCTGTTGACGTTTTGATTATGCCAGGGAATCACGACGCAACGAGAACGTTTTATATGGGTGAAGTTATTGCCGCATTCTACAGCAGGTCGAAGTACGTCAAGGTAGATAATCGCCCAAAGGCAACAAGGTACTACAAATTCGGAACGTCAATGATTGGATTTAATCACGGCGAAATGAGTCTGGATAGACTCGCCGGGATGATGCCGCTTGAAGAGCCATCCATGTGGGCTGAAACTCAGCATAGAGAATGGCATCTTGGGCACTACCACAAAACAAAGGCGCTCCAGTTCAAGACTGAAACGATAAACGGGATCGTTTTCAGGTACCTTATGTCCATGACTGGCGCAGACGTGTGGCACTTCGGGAAGGGATTTATCGGCGGAAAGCGTTCCGCAGAAGCGTTTTTGTACCATAAGACAGAAGGATTAATTTCAAATATAAACGCAATCGGATAGACAATTTCTCAGACTCTGAGAAATTGTGGTAATATATGCGAGTTCAGGCTGCTTTCCTGAACAAGATAGCGTAGATAAAAATTGGAAAATTCAACCTTTTTTGTTTGCGTCTATTTAAATGCTAAAATCCTTTTTTCAAAAAACTCTCGGCACAATCGCGGCAGGCCCCTACTCACTACAGCTTGAGCGGGGATTTCCGTATGTCTCGTGGTATTCTCAAAAGACGTATTATGAAGATTTGAGACGTTGGTATCGCGGAGATCCCTTGAACGAGGAAATAAAGCAGGGGGCGCAGACGGCAGAAAAGTATCCAATCAAAATCAATCCGCTCAAACAGACTTGCAGAAAGCATACTGCTGTTCTTTTCGGGCTAAACGTTGACTCGATGAAGATGAAAAATCTTCCAGTGTCATTTATTCCGTCCGGCGAAAAAGAAAAGAAGAAGAGGGGCAAGGAAGTTATAGAGAAAGTCATGAAGGTCATGTCCAGAAGCAACCTTACGTCAACCTTCATTTCAAACGGAATCATCTCGCAATATCTCGGCGGATCCGTCCTTGCCGCAAAATGGAGGCCCGACCTCGGGGAAGATGGCGAAATAGAAATTACCGCTCCGGATCCCGATGAGTTTGTTGGCGTTCCTGATGGAGCAAATTACTTCAGACTTCGTGAAGGATGGATTGTTCGTGAAATCGACTACCTCGAGGCTCGTTCATATTTCCCCGACCTGGTGAGCGAAGATTCGACGATTTACTACTATACGGAATGGTGGACGCCAACAAAATACAGAATTGCAATCAATGGGCGCGTGATAGAGAAGAATGGCGAGAAGCTGGAAGGGAAAAACCCCTTCGGCGTTGTTCCGATGGTTTACATTCCTCATATCCGCGAGGGTAGATTTATTGGCGAATCCCTTATTACTGAATTTGTCAAAGGCGTGATAAAGGAGATGAATCTGAGAGACACAGACATCGGTGATGCCGTATCAGAGGACTCCCACACGATTACTGCTGGCCGAAATATGACATCGACGCCGAAATATGTCGCTCTCGCAGACGGAAAGAGAATACTCGATCTTGGATCATCGACTGGTCTCAGTGAAGCCGACAAGCCGGACTTGTGGGCTGTCTCTGTAAAGTCTGCGTCCGAGCCAATGTTGAAGTTCGCAGACAGGCTTGAAACAATGTATCGGCGCGAAGTCGATCATCCCGCTGTGGCTGATGGAGAGGATCAGGGTTCGCAAAGATCGAGCCTTACCCTTAATACAAGAATGTGGCCGCTCGTAAGCCACGTCGAAATGGAGCGCGCAAACTGGTCTGCCGGTCTTTCTGTGTTCATTGAGATTTTGATCAAGATGATGGCAGAGAAAAAGCTCGATGGGATAACGAAAGAAGATGCGCAACTCAGCTTCATCACGAAATGGGCTCCAATGCTTCCGAGAGACAGGGAAACGTTGATAAACGAAATTTCCCTTCGTGCTTCATCTGAAATTGGCAGTAAGCGCCACCTAATGTCTTTGACCGACGACATAGACGATCCGGATACCGAGTTCGAGAGAATGGTCGAGGAAAAGAAGAAGATCGCAGAGGCGACGGCGAAAGACAATCCTCTCGGCGGCAAAGATGGAAAGCCCGGCTTTGGCGGAAAGTCCGGCCAGGTAGACAACAAAATTCGGAACTCCGACTACAAGTCTGGCGCAAAGAAACCGCCTGACGGAGCTTCGGTGAGCGCGAAAAGCTCCGATGAATAAAACAACCAACGCAGAAATGCGTCTATGTACGGCCCAGGAGTGGCTCTCCTACAAGCCGTAAAAAATAGCCAGGAGAAAAAAAGATATGTTAGTGAAACGTTTCAAAATGCTCGATCAAAGTGGCGCTGGCGGTGCTGGTGCTGGCGAAGGTGCTGGTGGCGGTGCCGGTGAAGGTGGGTCTGGAGCCGCTGGCAACTCTGGGTCATCTGGTGGCGGCGAGGACTACAAGGCGTTGTACGAGACCGCAGTTGCAAAGCTCTCCACGACTGAAAGCGAATGGAAAGCCAAGTACGCCGGCTTGCAGAGGACTTTGCAAACCGAGCAGGACAACCTCAAAGCGAAAGTGACTGAGTACACGACTTTGAAGTCGCAGTTTGATGGTCTTCAAGCCGAAAAAGAAACTGTCGCAAAAACGCTTTCCGAGAAGGAAGGGCTTGTTGGAACCCTTGAAGCCGACATCAAGCGCAAGTCATTGATCATGGAGAAATTTCCTCATTTGTCCACGTTCGAGAGCCAGGGACTCCTTCCGCAGAAGCCGCTTGAAGAGCTTGAAGGTGCGCTCGGTCTTTTTTCCGCAAGCCTTGAAAAGATTTCAGGCGAAGCTCGTAAGCAGCACGCTGAGGGCGGATCCGCCGGAGAGCCTGCTGGCAAGAAACAAAGCGTAACCAGCTCACAAATGAAGCTCCACGAAGCGCAGCAAGCCGCAATGCGCGGAAATGGCGCAGAATACCAGAAGCTATACGGCGAGTATCTCGAATTGTCAAAGAAGGAGGCTTCGTAAAGAGCCTACTTTTCCAAAATTATTTTTAGTTTTCAGGAGTAATTATCATGGCTGATCTTTTTGACTATTACAACATGAATCCCGTTGCGGTCATCGACCAAAACAAATGGGATGACAAGGTGCCGGAAGTTGTGATGAACTTCCAGCAAGGACCGACCATTTTCAGCCCCCTTGTCGACTGGACTGATCGCTCGGCTGTCACCGGCGCACAGACCAGCGAGTTCTTTGACCTGCTCGAAGGCGATGTCGACAACGACGAAATCTCGTTCACCTCGAATTACATCGAGCAGCCGAACGGTCTCGACAGCCGTTCCCGCAAAATCACTGTGAAGCGCTACGGCGACAAGGTGCAGGTTCACAAGTCGTCCAGCTACTTCTCGCAGTGGAAGATGAGCGGTGGGCGCGATTGGCGTCCCCTGCTTCGCGCCGTTCTCGGCAACAACGTCCGCCGCAAGATGGAAATCCTCTCCCGCAATGCGTTCCTGGCAGGGCCCAAGACCTTCTGGACTTACGCAAACGGAAAGACCAGCTTTGCCGAACTCGGACCCGGCGACACCTTCAACCTCGAAATGGTGAATGCGTGGAACCTGCGCATTGGCGCGACTGGCAGCCCCGTCATCCCCGGCGATGCGCAAAATGCGAAACTCGTGATCGTGCCTCCCGGCGCGTACTACGACTTCCAGCAGTCCCTCTATTCTGCCACTGGCAACGAAGCCGCTCTGTGGCGTGATGCTCAGATGTATCAGAACCCCCTCAAGTACGAGGTCGGTCTGTACAAGAACGTCCGCTTCCAGGTCAATCCGTCCGACAACTACGGCACAAACTCCAGCATTCTGTACAACGCTGGCAAGATCAAAAAGCAGGTCAATGTGACTGCTGCCATCACTGCCGGTGATGGCGCTCCCGACCCTGCTACCGTCGCCGTCGATGATGTTTGGTACGTGGGTCAGAAGGATGTTGTCCACTACATCCAGTGTTCCGATTTCGCGGATAGCGAATTTGAGGTTGGCGACATCGTGTCGATCCACACCCTGAAAACCAGCGCCTATGGCGTAGCCGATGGTGTGAACTTCCTGTCAGGGAAGACCATCGTTCGGCGCGTTGTGGCTGTCGATCACACCAACAACCGCCTGTCTTTTGACCGTCCGATCATGAAGGACTACAAGGTTGCGATCACCTCCGGCGTGTACGCCTACGTCACCAAAGCCATGCACATCGGTTTCAACCTGGTGCTCGGCTCCCGCGGCGCGATCATGGGCAGCGTCAACAAGCCGGTTGAGTTCTACGAACCGAAACCCGTTGACGACTTCGAGTCTGTTTACCGTTTTGTGTGGGACGCGAACCTGGGCTGGAATATTTGGGAACCGAACCTCTTCGAGGCTCACTTTACTGCTGTCTCCCTGCCCAAGGCTGGTGGCATCATCACCCCTGACGACTTGTACTAAACACGGAGAAGATAGATGGCTTTCATTACTGTAGGCGAAGTTAAGGCTCGCGTTATTGACCTCCTCAGCGACCAGTTGGTTTACGAGGAAGGCGCGTCGTCCCCCACTCTCGCTCTTCCCATTCATGGGACGCAGACGAACGAGTCGGTTCTCCTCTCTGGCATCGAGGCGGCCCTGGACGCGACCAGCCAAAGGATCTGGAAGCCATCTGTTTTCGAAATCGAAACGGCAGTTACTGAAATCGACATCCCGGACGACCTCATCGAAATTGAGGCCGTCCTGGATCGAAAAACTCAAACTCTCATCGAGAGAGTTAGGTTTATGGTTGGAAATGAACCGGGTCAGGGCTTCATCACTTACCCATACGGAAAAATCACTCTTACATCCGAAGCGGAAGAAGGCGTGAAGATCTATTATTCCGCGCTTTGGGAAAAGCCTGTCGTAGACGCCTATCACCCATTGATTGATGACGTTCCGCTTTCGTGCCCGGCAGTCCTGACAAACGCGGTGGTGTTCTATGCAACAGCCTACTGTATGCTGCAAAGAGCGTCTGGATCGGCAGTTCTTCGCCAGTACAACACCAAAGTCGATTCTGGAAACCCGGAAGATAATCCGACCTACGAAATGGCGAAGGCTTTTATGACAATGTTTGAAACTGAAATGAAGCGAATCCCGCAAATGACAAAAGGAATCACGTCAAAATAAATGGAAACGCAAATCGTAAATCTTCTTCTTCAAAGAATGTTGCCCCACCTGAAGGACGGGCTCATTACCAACGTCGCAGTAAACGATCCATCGCGCGCCAAAATCGTAAAAATTGGGCTTTTGCAGACTTCAAAGGTTCAAAATGTCACTTCCATCGGAATCATCGGAGGCGATCACGAAAACCCTGCCTGGCGCGATGGTATTGTATCTATCGAGGACATGGAGAATGTCGCCCAGGACTTTCCGGCAAGGGAAGTAGGTGGCGGACAACTTTGGTGGAGAAGAGGTACGGCAGTCATTGAGTGCTTTCACATTACTACCCTTTTGTCGGAAGAGGAGGCTTTCGAGGCTTCCTATGCAACGCTTGGCAGGTTGATGTCCCTCATCGAATCGACCCCACTCAGTGGGCTCCGCGATGACTTTGACGAATCTGCCATCAAGATTTATTGCCCGTCAAACACGTTTTTTCAATCGGGCGGCCCGCCTAATCAGTACATCTTCCGAGGGAAAGTGTTTTGGATGATGATGACGGAGCGTCCGTAATTTTCTTTTTATTTTTTATGGCACGAACGACACTGTAAGACATAGTGTCTTTCTGTGCGGAGGATATTATTTTGGCAGTTTCAGCTCAAGCAGGTGTTTTTTCGTTCGGCGCTCAAAGCGCAAAAGGTGCAAACCCGACTACCTGGTATCGCCATCGCGCGACGATGGTCGATCTCGCTCCCGTTGATGACGTGCGCGAAGGTCCGCCTGAAATCGGCGGCATCGCAGTCCCCACTTTCCCGTACAAAGCCGGGCTTGTCGTAGCCGGTGGCGCAACTCTCCAGCCGCGCCTGCAAAGCACTTTCGGCTGGTTGCTCTACGGGCTTCTTGGCTCAGTCACCAGCGCCGCCGACCCCTACAATCTGGATGTGTACGATCACGCATTCAAGCTGTCGTCATCCGACTCGACCTACGTCCCCTACATGGGCTTCCGGAAAGTCGTCCCGCGCAAGGATAACGATGCCGACACTGATCTTGGCGAACGTTACGAGGACTGCAAGATCGTCGGTGGATCGCTCGTCCTCCCGAATGACGCCCCGCTAACGATGCGCTTCGATGTTGTCGGGCGCAAATACACCTTCGATCCCGACCCGCATTTGTGGACTTACGCAAACACGATGGAAGATTGGCAGTCCGCTCCCGTTGCCTGTCAAACCGGCGGCTACCTGAAGATCGACGGCTCGGAACTTCCCGTTGTGTCTGCGCAGGTTGGATTCCAGAACGTCCCCCTTGACATGCGCACTGAGCGCGTCTATGGCGATCCGTACATCGAAGATGTGACCATCATCCAGCGCCGCCTGATGTACGACATTACCTGCAAATGGCAGGATCCAACCTTGTACCGCAAAGTTCACGCTGGCGGAGCAACTGGGACTACCTGGTCCGGCAAGCCTTACACTTCATCGTTCGAGGTCAAGACTGTCTCCTCGATGGACATGCCGTCAGAAACCGAGCCTTACTCGCTCACTGTCGCCGCGGACAGCGTGATGATGACTCAGCAAGGCGGCATTCAGCTCGCCGGAAACAACGCCGTCATGCTGCGCTTCACTGGCGTCGCGCTCGAAGCAACCAATTACGCGATCTTCACCCTGCGCAATAAAACCGCTTCCTACGTCTGGCCCGTCTAATTTCAATCGGTTCTTGTTGTATAATGTGGGTGTCGGCAAAAAGTCGGCACCCACATTTCTATATAGGAGAAAGCGAAATGCCATTCAAGCTACCTGTACCAGTGATCACTCGAAAACGTCTCGAAAAGTCGGACGCAAAGTTTGGCGAAGGAGAACCCGGCACCTGGGTTTCTTTCCGCGCCGCCACCCAGGGCGACGAAGAATCAATGGCTCAGTACAAAAACCCAACCCGCCGCGAATACACCGATACCGCAGTTGTCCTGGACTCCAGCATCACCGTCGAGGATGTCAAGCGCGAGGAAGTGCGTCTCACAATGATCGCTTGCGACATCGAAGCCGCGGACGGCTCGCCGCTTTTCAAGTTCGAGAACAGCAAGCCGATGGGAACAAAAGAATTCTTCATTGCGTGGGGGCAACTCCCCCCGTTCGTTGCCAACGAGATTTCCGAGATTTGCCGCGTCGCCAATCCGCAGTGGGGACCTGCGGGAAAAGCTGGCGAAGGGGGATAGTTGAAGAAATCGAGCAGCAGGTCCAGGATTATTATGGCTACCTGAACGAGCTTCGGCTTGGCGCAAGCAACAAAGTGCCAGTAAAACCAGACATCCTTACAGCCTTAGAGACATTAGAAAAATTTGGAATGAAGATCGTAGACGGTGGTTTCTACGATCAGCCTGCAATCATCATTGAGCTTTTGGAAGTTGCAAGAAACTCAAAAGAGATGATGCTTCGAATACAGGACCAAAACAATGTTATGCCTCAAGGCTAAAAGGATGTCTGGAAAATGGCGAGAAAAAGTGTAAAACTCCAAAAGCAGGAATGGCTCAACGAGCTTAAGTCTTATATGAATACTGATGATGGGGAAGGACATCAGTTCGATCTCGCATGGTCTCCCGATTTCAGTGAAATTACTGTATATCCGTATAAAAACAATCAACCTCCCCTTACCATTGGTGTAAACTTAAATCTCACATCGTCCAACCTTGGAGCTGTTCCCATTGTGGGAACGATCCAGGGCAAGGGTGTCGATTCTCCGATTGGCGGGGTTCCTTTCAACGCAAGCGTTGTTGGAACTGACGTGCCGGAAGTAGTCAAAGATGGAAGAGTCATCAAAAAGGAAAAGATTGACGTTGATCTTTTCAGTGGTACTCAATCTCTCGCATCTGGCATTATCTCGGCTTTCCAAAAAGCAAAGGAGAACAAAACAACTCCATCCGAGGAGTTCAGCACGATCACTTCGAACATATCCGGTGAAGATAAGGCATCTGGCTCAAACATCTCAAGAACGTCTCCAAAAGAGGCGCAAGATTCGCTTGTGAACAGGATTATGGTTCACGTCAACGCAGACAGATTCAAAATACCGGACGTAAGAAGAGCGATTTTCGAGACTATTCTCGGAGAGCGTGACGCGAAAAACGCCAAGCAATCCGAGCAATTTTTCAAAATTGCCCAGTCGGTTGCGTTTCCAGACAAACAGGGGAATCTTCAGCCGCTCATGGGGCGCGGAAGACTCTTCCAGGACGACGCTGCCGGAGCAACGACTTATGGCGTTATTCTTCCCGCCGGAGCAAAGGGGAGCATTTATAAGCCATCTCTCGAAAGGGGCGGAGCTGCTCTTGCGTTTCCGCTTGCCTCAAAGAGAACTAAAGACGGAAAGCTCACTTACGAAAGAGTCAAGTCGCAGCCGATAATTGAAGGCGAAGCAAAGCCGCACTATGCAAAATCAAACGTTCTTGGGTTTGGAGGCGAAAGAGAAGACGTTGAGGTGGAGAGGATTCTTTTCACGGCGACGAATTTGCCTGGCGCTGCGTATCGTTTTTACGATCCGTCACGAACTGCTGTTGATGCATATGGCAGGGATGACGCTGTTCTAAAAGCTCGATTGCCATTTGAGACATTTACGCCAGAAACTCTCCTCTCAAAAGACACGTCATTTGACTTCTCGAAAGCCGAAGATGAAGGACAACACGGTTTTGGGTCAAGAGTTATCTCTCTCGGGGAAGTCAGCGTTGGCGGAAAGTCCATGCAAATGACAACGCAAAAAGGAGAAAACCCGTTCTTCTCTGCTGAAGGCGGAAGAACGATGATGATTCCGAAGTACTGGAATCCAAAGACAAAACAATGGGCAAAACACGCCGATGAAGGCGCTGAGTCTACAAAGTCCCTTGCGAAATCCCTCTCGAGAAAGTTTGGGATTCCTGTTGTGTCTGGTGGAAATGACAGAGTTCTCATTTCTCAAAAAGGATCAGTTACCGGCTCTGCTCGTAATAGAGGCGAGGGCAGTAAATGGCTTGAAGCCTTGACTGGATCAGTCAACATGGTAAACGTTGGCGGAAGAGACGTAGCGCTCAACCTTATGACTGCCGAGGCGAAAACTCCCGCTCTTGACCTCGCCTTGTTTAAGGCGTTGTCAAACGAACAGCAGTCGTCCCTCGTAGATGATTGGGTAAAAAAGCAAGAGGGCACAAGCAATTATGCGATGGCTGTTGACGTTCAGAAAGAGATAGCTCGCCAGTTCAGGGGCGGAAGCGGAATGCCGAATGAGCCAGTTGCCCTCAACCTTGAAAGAGTGGCTGATATTGCCGCGCGCCACGATCCGACAATTGTTGGTCGTCGTGGTCTTGCGTCAAGAATTGTTCAGGAAACAATCATATCTGACCTGCACAACGACGAAGCGAATGAGAGAAACCTTCGCTTGTACGAAGCTGGATGGATAAAGCCTCATAAGGTAGACGTTGGCCCATTCTCGCAGTCCGAATGGGATATGCGTCAAAGTGAAATCAGGCGCAAGTGGGTCGAGGAAGGAAAGACAGAAGAAGACGCCAACAAATTCATTAGCGAGCGTTTTTCGTATGGCAAAAAAGAAACTGACGGAACAACGCCGATTTTGGAATTCACCCACCTTGGAGGGTTTGTCGGGAACTTTGGTCTTCCTAACGTGATGGACAATGACACGTCTCGCCACTCAGCATCAGGGATATTCCAGGAAGCGATGTCAAATCTTTCCCCGGAACTTGCCAGGTCGATGGGCGTCCATCCTTCTCAGGGAGGAAGCCTTACCCGTCATCAAGAGGCTGCCGTTAATCTTATGAGTTATCTTGCGTTTGAAGGAGACAGGAGAAAAGGCATTGAATCCAAGTCGCCATTTGAACGCGAGGTGACGGATGATCAGGCACTTGCTTTAAGTAATATTCCAACAGACATTGAGGGAAAGGCTTATGCGGAAAAAGTATCCGAGGTTTTAGGGTACGACAAAGACGATCTGACAACGCAGCCGAGAATCGGAAAGCGTTTGTTCATGAATCCAAACGTTGTTGCAAATGAACAGTTCCTTGACATGGAAGGTCTTGACGTTGGCGGGCTTGGGAGTTATTACAGATCGAGCGTGAGCTCCACTTCGAAGGAACAGCTATACCCTGAAGATGTCTCGTCAAATACCGGGCAGCTTCTTGGAGCCTCAGATGAAAAACCCAATAACGCGATGTATATGCATGTTTTTGGGATGCGGAAAAACCTCATCAAGCAAATCGAAGAGAAAGAAGTTGCGTCTGGCTTTCGCGGAAGCGTTGCTCCATTTCACGCTCTTGAGTCTTCGGAAGTAAGTATTGGAAGCCAGATATTGAATAGTATGGCAGGGCGCATCGCATCGGAGAATGGTCTTGGGTTTCAACAGGTTGCCCAGGATTTGATGCTTGAACGCTTTGGTGTTATTCAACAAAGAGACCCCGGCGCTGCAAGGGGCGAGAGCGGTCTTACTGTCGGTGAAAATATTCCAATGCACGAGATTGCCGCCAGAGTTGGCCCTGAACGATGGGCGAGAATGCAAACGGACTGGATAAGGTCTGGAAACAGAATTCTGTCTGGCTCTGGCGCTATGGCGCAACAACAAGGCGACATGGACTCGGACACGGTGTTTGGGCTTGGCGTCATCAAGTATGCCAATAAGATGTTCAACTCTCCGATGTATGGAGTTCAATTTGACACGCCTGAAAGCATCAGAAGGAAAGAGCTTTCTAAATACCCGAACATGGAAACGGCAAATCAATTCAACGCCTACGTTGGATCTGCTGGCGATTTATTTTCCCAGGCAGAGAAGGGTGTTGATCCATACACAAAGAATAACAGAAAATTGCTCGTCTCGACATATAAGGATATGCTCAAGGCGGCAGAGCAAAAATCACATCCAGAAGCTCCAATCGGAAAGGCTTATGGAGAGGGGCAGACATTCAGCGCGGCTCAATCGGTTTTGTTTGGGACGGTTTCTGACACAAACTTTGAAAGCAATTACCAATCAGGGCTCGACCTTTCTGAGTATGGCGAGCCAGCACTTGCCGCTGCGGTTTCCAGCGCCAACCTTTCAGCGCGTGAAGATTCCGATAAAGTGTATTTTGGATATTCGACTCCGAGGAAAGATGGCGAAAACGGCCCTCGTCCGACAAACCGCGTCTTCCTCGAAGGGGCATCGAAGCCAGAGTTTGACGCTGTAAATACAAAGCGCGGCTTGCAGACATTCATGACTCAAGCCGCAAGAGATTTCACCGCAATTCATCCAAGTGGACATTATCTCAATAGTCCAGACACTCTTTCTGCTTTGTTTGGAATGGGTCAAGACGACGCGGCGGAAATCAAATCCGAACTCGAGGCAACTACGCCTGAGAACTACGTCGATGTTCTGACTCGAAGAATTACAAAGCACTATCGCGCAGAAGGTTCAATCGACGAAAAGAATATTGCAATGGCTCGGACTCCACTCTTTAGTGGACTTGTTGGGCGCGCCATCGGAAAGAACGTAAAAGACCCCGTTGCGCTTCAGGTAGCAGGAGGTCTTGCCTCTGCGATCTCTGGCGGAAACGCCGGCGAAGCGCAGCGCTTGATGGAAGATTGGACTGCTATTGGCGTTCAAGACCAGGGAGAGAGAGGTTTTCAGTATCTCGACGACTCTAGAGCGCCAACCGCAAGCGAAATGTCTGTTGTCCCTTATACAGAGAATTCGTCAACCAGCAATGTGTTTCGCAAAATAGGAATTACGCCAAGGGATAGGGCCGCGTCAAACGTTGCATCTCTTATTAGTTCAGGCAGCGAAGCCACCCCACTGCTGCCATTTGCCGCCGTTGACAGAGAGAGCGGACAGGTTTCGCTGTCGCAAGAACAACCATCCGCCCAGCCGGATAATGTCGTTGCGCCTGTTCAAAACTCAGAGTCTGAGGAATCCGCGTCTTTACTGAGTCAACTCGCACAAGTTTCGACAATCAAATATCTTGATATGGCGAATATGACTCATGGTGAGCTGGCGGAGTGGGAAGATAGTATTGACGCTCCAGACGATATAAGAGAGGCTGCCACAAAAGAGCTTCAAAAAATCTCCGCGATGTCTGATGATGAAAGAAATGCAGAAATCGCAAGACGCGATAATGCGAAAAAGATTGCGTCGAGAGGACTTCCGAAATTGTCAACAGCCTCCACTGGCGGTACTTCCCCACAGAAGCAACCGTCTGGAGAAACATCGACTGGACTACCAGACCCATCAAGTCAAATGCCGCGTCGAAAGAACAATAGCGGATTTGTTTCCAGATCTGAAGCACTAAAGGCTCTTAATGAGTTCGACGCCACGTATCGGACTACTAAAGACTATGTTATTTCAGCGCAAGTTGAAATGGCAAATGAGCTTCAAGCGATGGGAGTTGAATATGACGGGCTTGGAAATGGAATTTCTGGAGCTATTAGATCTCTTACGCCGGAGCAAGCCACTAAGCTCCGAGCAAAATACGCGGGTCCATTAAGACAGGCGAAAGTCCTTGAAGAACAAAGAAGAAGAGCGTTTGCTTTTACTGCTGCCGCAAAAGTTGATCCAGCCGACGCGAGAGTAAAAGAGCAGATGGATCTTTTGCACGGAAGTTACAAGGACGAAGAACTGAGCAGTAGATTGAAGGATATGGGCACTGCTGGACTCGGTCTTCGCGCTGGCGAAAAAGGCTTCAACGAAATTGTTGCTCGACAGGCTCTCGAAATGCAGGGCGATCCCGATGTTGCGAATCTGTACGCAGAACTGCGCGACCTGGACATTGTTGGAACTGGAGCGCAGTCAAAAGACTTTTCCTCGAAGATGGAGAAGGTATTACAAGATCCATCGAAGCGCGGAGTACTTAGGCAGACTCTTGGCTCCATGAAAGCCCTCAAAGGCTTTGGGCATGAATATATGTCCCAGGAGCAAATGGAACTTGGAAAAGTTGCCGAAGCTGTGGTTGCCGACAAGTCTCTCGGGGCTGCCGCGCTTAAGGACTCAAAGCCATCAGAGAAGCTCGACATGACGAGCCAGGCGCTTGAACGCCTGTCTAAAACAACAGAAGAGTACACGTCGAGAATAAACGAATTGAACAAAGCGAAGGAGAGCGGAGACAAAGGCGCAATTCGCTCTCTTGAAATCGAAAAAGAAAAGGCTGAGTTCGAGCAAAAGAAAGCATTTGCCTCATTCAATCTTCAGGTTGCAAATCAGCAAAAGACTTCTGCGTTCCAAGAAATGCAAGAGCAAGCCGCTGGTGGATATGTAGACTTCGACACATACAAGAAATACATGAAGGCGGTCGAAGACTCTGATAAGCATAGTGAAAGACTTGGAGCAATCGACGAAGAAGAGCTTTCGAGAAGCTACGCAAGCAGAGAAAATAGCATTGGAGGAGCTGCAAGAAAAATCATTGGCGGCTTCGGTCTTATGTATGCCCGCTCAATTCTCGGCTTCGCAACCGGCGGATTTGGTGAAGGTTACGAAGAAAACTTGAAGATGCGTCAGAGCCATGCCGCGTCGCAATACAATATATTGGGCATCGGAAAAGCGCCGATAGACCAAGGAATGGTGCTTGAAAATATCAGAGCAGTAAACGGCTCTAACTCAAACGGAATGCTCGGTATTCAGACGTTCCTCGCTGAGAATAAAAATCTTGGTATCGCTGCAAATCTTACCGGGGCTGGCTTGGCGTCTGCGGCGTATGCAGATTTCTTCTTGAACGAAATGCCAGGCGTTGACAAGAGAACAGGAAAGTTCAATGCGCTGCAAGGAACTGCGTCGAGCGGACTTACAACCGGTGGCGCAGCAATTGGAGTTGCCGGGCTGACTATTGCCGCGAATGTTCTTGGAGCTGGATACGAAAGAACACAAGATCCTGTCGGACTTGGAGCAAGAGTTGGAAGAGGAGATGCGTCATTCATAGATTACGTAGGAGCTGGCGAGCTTGCAGTTGGGTCTATATTTGGAAGCGAGACATCCTGGGACAAAATCCAAGAGACAAGAAAGTACCAACTTCTTGCAGAAAATGTTTCAAGAACTGGAAAAGGATCTCGCAGTCTTGGTTCGAACTATTTAGTAGGCGGAGATTCGTATTTTAATTATTCCGCATCAGATAACGCAAGAGTAATGCAGGAACAAATCCAGGCGAATAATCCTGTTTGGAGTTCGGAAGTTGCTGGAACTATGGGAGCGATGTCCCAAAAATACGGATGGGACACCAGAATAATTGGAGAAAGAAACGCGCTAACCTCCATTGCTGAAGATTTCCAGATGGGCGGCAGAAATATGCAGGCTGGCGCTGTGTTTGCTAGTGTTGGAAACCGTTCAATTGCTTACAGCCAGGAGAGACTGAATGTTGTGACCGGCGGATGGGAAGGCGCAAATCTTTCCGACAAAGACTTTTACGATGTCGTTCATGTTGGTGGACGTGGAGGTGGAAGCACAAAAACCCTTAAGGACGGTTTCATCGAAAAAGACGGAGAAATAGTCAACGATAAAACGGGCGAAAGATACAAAAAGCAAGAAGGAGGAGGCTACGAAAAATATAACGCCTCGATGACTTCCCAAATGTCTCGCTCGGAAGCCTATGGCGCGTGGCTAAGTGAAGCGCAGAATAAAAATGCAGGTGATGCTGGTTATCTGTCTAAAGAACAGGTAGACAGATTCCAGGCAATTGTCGGCGTCCTGAATAGTCTTTCTCCGAAAGCGGCAGAAGGGCTTGGTATTGACGCAAAAGACCAGGTGTCGTTTGTAGACCAGATAAAGAAGCATGACTATATGTCAGACTGGTCTGCTTACCAGACTCAAGAATTTGTCGGTTACAGAAATGCGTATTCTTCACTTTCTCCGTCATCCCTGAAACGATTTAGCGCGTCTGGAAAGATGATAAATCCTGAGAATTGGGGAAGTCTCACGGATCAACAAATCCACGAAGCAAACCTTGATGTTTCTGGAATTGCGAGGTCTGACCAGAAGTGGGAGAACATACTCCTCAATCTTTCGGGCGAAGCAAATTTCTACGGCGACGCTGACCTCGCCTCAAGCATCACAAAGCAGTTTTCCGGGCTCCAAGAAAAGAACAAAGGCGGCGCGGCAATGTTTATGAATCGCGCCATGAGCGGAGATCAGGAAGCCTGGACTGCTATGGGATTGCAAGGCGTGAATTATGGCTCGCTGAACCTGCCAACGATTGATGGTCAGCGGTATGATTCCTCGTACCTTTCTATGATTGGCGCAACCGACATCGGAATGAACGGAAAAATGACCGGCATGGACTGGGGGCAAACTTCTTTGCAGTCTGCTTCCCCGTTCGGAGGCATTGTTACCGCAGACCAAAATGCGATCAAGTTCTTTGGGCAGGGCTGGCAAAAGAATGGGCAGTTTTCGTCTGACCTGATCAATTCGATGATCGGCGGGCAAACTCTCGATGCTCCCATCCAAACTGCCACTGGGACGATCACGCAGGTTGGAGGCATCCAGGGTGCGCAGCTCTACATGAATCGCCAGGCAGAGCAATTCCAGCTCGAAAATCTTTACCGCTCCCAAAAGGCGCAGGACTTGGATTACGCCTACACAATGAAGTCCTGGAAGCTCCAGGACAAGGGGCGCAATCTGTCGAATGCCTATCAAGAATGGCAATTCGATTTCCAAGATCGCCAGATTGAAATGAACTCTCGCAACTTTTCAGAAAACATGGGCATGAACGTTTATCAATCCCATGTACAGAGAGGTTGGGCGAAGGAAGATTGGGCGCACAACGATAATGTGCGCGCGTTAAATTGGCAATGGAAAACAGACGACTTCAATGAAGAAGTCAGGTTTATGACTGGCAGGGAGCGGAAGAAAGCCGAGAGAGGCATGGATAGAGACACCATCATGCACAATCTCGATGAGCAGCAGGTAGATAAACAGAAAGGCAGACAGCAGGAACTTTGGAAGCTGGAAGACAAAAGATTTGAAATCCAGAGAAGGCAGTTTGCCGAGTCGCAAAAAATGCAGCTCGAGTCGCTTGAGAAACAAAAGGAACTGTTCGTGGCTCGCAAAGGAATGGAAGAACAGGAAATCAAGTTCCAGCGCGAACACTACAAACAGCAAACCGCATTGCAGAAAGAGGCTACAAGAGCGCAGATTGAATACACCAAGGTCCAGGCCGCAAATCAAAGAACCATGCAGCAAATGCAGCTTGCGATGACATTGAACCAGGCGTCTCAAAGGACTTTGGCGGATGGCTGGCAGACACTTTCGCAGAAGATGATGGTAGCGGACGATCAGCTCAGATTGTTAGCAGAGTCACTAACTCTTGTTGCACAAAATGCGGCTGCTGCCTCTTCGCATCCAGACGACGATGACTACAATCCTTATGAGTACACTCCGGGCGGCGGAAGAAATAACAGGGCGACCGGCGGAAATGTTCTTGCTGGCGAAAGGCTTGTTGTCAACGAGATTGGAGAGGAAATCTTCATTCCAGACACGAACGGAAAGATAATCCCATCGTGGCGCGGCGGGTCTTCATCTGCTTCATTCGCAGAGGATTACGCCAGGCCGTTTATTCCGTTCGATAACTCTTCTTCTGGAAGCCCCAAGCAGATTGCAGTAAATGTCTACCTTGGAAATGATAGAATAGAGCAGTTCATCATCGACACAGTGACTGGAGAGTTGAAGTAATGGCAGTATACCCGTACATAGTTCTTTCTGACGACCACCCTCTTTACCAAACGGCAAAGAGGTTTGTCGTTGTTCAAGACTCCTATCGCCCAGTCATAGAGAAGGCTGGCTCAGTAACGAAAACCGTAAACGGGAAGCTCGATATTGCGGCTGGTGCAGTTTTCCAGCTACGCTCAATGAAAATTCGAGCTAGGCTGGTGCCGCAGGATACCGACTACGGAACCTATGACGACTTAAAGTATTTCTTTTCCTTGAACAATCCAAATGGATCTCCTTCGAATATCCTTGAGATGACAGACCACTATGGAGAAGTTCACAATGTCGTTTTCGCTCCAAAGTTCGAGCCCATACTTCTTGGCGTCCTTCTCGATGGAGTCAATTCATCGTATCTCGTCGATGTTATGTTCCATATTATTCCAGAATAGGTTTCGCAAATGAGACAGTCTACGTTAGCTTATCAAACCGCAGTAGAGTCTACGGTTGTCAAAAACTCACAAAGAATAACTCTTTATAAATCCAGGATATTCTTTGACGGGTTCGTCGATGACGGAGTTCCTGGCTACGCAAAGCCGCTTGGCGAAACTGCGTATCCCCTTCCAGAGGCATCAGTGTATAACGAGGAGATTGGCAAGCTCGTTACTGTTTGCGTAGCCCCATCTGGGAGTATAGAAATGATGGTCGAAGGATCATCTCCTGTGGTCGCTAAAATGGCTGGCTTTTCCGACGATGACGCGCTTGCTTCAAGCCAGTCATCCCGCCCTGCCATATATGGCAACAAAATATATTTCTACAATGAAGAGGATGAGCATTGGTGGATTGCAGAATATTCCCCATCCCTGCTCGAGGCAGGCACGACAGAATACTACATCACATCTGTTGACGCGCATTCATTCATTCTCCAAGGTGCGGCTCACGCCGTTGGAGAGGATGAGGTCGTCTTTGTATTCATCGACAACGGAGCCTACAGGGCAGCGTTCGTAAAAGGCACGACTTATGACTCAAACGAAACCCCTGGAAGATGGTTCAACCCAATCGAAATTAAGACGAACGACAAAGAAGAAGACATTTATCTTACCCACTATAGCGCCGCTGCCAGAATGGGCGATTATGTCTACATCTACTTCTCTCAATATGATGGAAGCGTTGTCGGCGTAAAGGGGATAGTTGAAATAACTGTGGATGACTCGAAAGTTAATTGGAGCGACTACTTCGTTGCAGTTCCATCTGATTTGTCTTCGTTCTTGGTTGGCAATGCTTTCCACCACAACGGGAAAATATTTTTATGCGGTAGATTTACGAGGAACGAAGAGTTTGTTTCAGGCGCTGCATACACAATGCTTTGCTGGTCTCTTGACGGCGAAACTTTTTCGCTTGACCGAAGAACATTATCCTCGATGATTGATTACCGTTGGCTCTGCACTTATGGAGACGGGAATGTTTACTTTTCGTCAACAAACAGAATACACAAAGAGGGAGCGACGTGGTTCTTCGATGGCTATAATGTTGACAGCCTCACCGTCGAGGCTATTGGAGTAAACGGAGATCCGTCCTCTGGTTTCACTGCGAGATTGATGGCTGGCGACGAGAGATACCACGACAGCTATCTCCTCGACACCGGGACTGTGGCGAAGATAGAAATTGGGCTATATGTCTCGGACACACAAATCGACTACGTGAAATATCACGATGTTGTTATTTCTCGCATAGCAAAGGGCTATGCGGATGGGTCCCGGGATTTGACAGTTGCCATGACACCATACGGCATCTGGCATGTTGCAAGCCTCACCCACCCATTTTATCTTGAGCTACAAGGGAAACAGGGTAAATTTGACGACGCGAAAACTTTGTCGAATATGTATGTTGCGGCTGGCTCTGGAGGCGTAAGGTGGTCGCTCGGCGTAGACTTCTGGAGCGATGATGGATCCGCCTTTTCCACGTCATCAAATTCTGCGAATCAGCAAAAAACATTCTTCACAGCGGATCTACTAACTTACTGCACAGAGTATCCAGTCTTTGGCGATGCTCCGTCTTATGACTATCGTATTTACTGTTGGTCAAGAGCAGGTCTTCCAGATACAAACCCAAATACGGCAGATCCGACATCCACCGCAGGGAAAAACGATACGTTCTACCCTGTTCTTGAAATTGAAAAGGATGGCGTTATAAGTCAAGTCGTTGGGACTTCGTTTACGCTTTTATCTGATCACTCAAATCCGCCTCAGACGTACTTCGATGCTGGAAAAAGAGATGGATCGTATCCAATCATTTTTTCAGTCCCAAACCAGGGCGAGGGCGTGAAGATACGAAGGCTTGGAGTATTGGTTGTCGCTCCAAGCAACGCAACAACATTCAACCTCGAAAGAGTCGAAATTCCGATGATCAGTGCGCTCTACATTGTGCCGTCAGGTCTCAATGAAACGAGCGGGTTCACGATAGACGAAACTGCATCTTCAAAGAAGTGGGCTCTTTTCGATAGATTTACAATTCAGGTAGGCACTGATAATGCGACAAATGGCAACCTTGAGAGCGGGTCTGTGCCTACGAGGGAAGGATATGCGTATTCAATCGTTGTAGCTGGTGCGACTCAATTTAAGCGTGATGGCGTTGAATACTTACAAGATGCAAGATTTTCCGCGTCGATCAATGTCGGAGACCCGTCTTACTTTCCGCCCAAG